GATTTTTTCTATATTCTAAAGAATTAGTAGTTTGTCCAATATATATTTTGTTGTTAATTAGATTTGTTGCTTTATAAATAATCAGATTTACTGCCTCCTCTGATTATCCCCTACTGATCCGTACTCGTGGATGGATTATTGCTAACATAACGCTCACCATCTATGCGTTACAATCCTCTATGTTGTAGTAGGATCTCGGTATTCCCATATCCTAAGACTTAGGGTCCACCGATTTTACGGAATGTTTTACTTGCGCCCAAGAACCCAAGCACAAGGATTAGTTCCGGCATAATGAAAATTATCGTCACAACTAAGTAAATTCCAGTTTTCGATTCTATCCCAGAAAAGCATTCCTGGCTCTGCATAATCCCAATTCATTTCACATAACTTATGGAACATTTCATATGCATCGATTGTTTTAGTAATAGTTTCACCTGTTTCTGTTCTAGTAAAACTAAGTATGAATGGCTGTTTATTTTTTACTGCAGCCATAAATTTATCTGTAATACGAACAGAAATATTGGCTTTTGTCACCTTATCAAGGTCTGATTTAATTCCGATAAATTCTTCTAAGTCTGGATGATCACAAGATAAACTGATCATTAATGCCCCTCTACGTCCTTGCTGGCAAATTAATCCAGTGATTAAAGAATATAAATCCATAAAACTAACTGAGCCTGTTGTGGTTTTTGCAGAATTTCTTACTGTAGACCCTCTAGGTGCCAATTTACTGATATCAATTCCACATCCACCCCCATAAGAATAAGTACGTGCAAGTTTCTTTGCGCAATCAAAAATAGATTCAATATTATCTTCTGGAGGCGTGATAACATAACAGTTGCTAAGTGTAGTTTTTACATATCTATCATCACCAACATCAATACATTTATTTACGCCTCTATTTGCAAGAATTCTTCCACCAAATAAAAACTTCTTATCCTTGATTAATTGCTTTATTTCCTCATTTCCACCAGAAACTCTATCAAGCCACTGATCAAATGTTTCTCCGTTAAACTGGTACTTTCTCTCCCAGATGTCTTGACCTAGTTTATTGTCTTCACCTAACCATTCTTGTACAGTCATTTTGTCACTCCTTTACTCTAAATAAAAATCGTTAATATAATCAATCGCCTCATTGATTCCTTTGAAAATTACATCACAATCTTCTGGCAGCCATTCATAGCTGTCATTGTTATTAAATCCAATAATGGGAATATGATTGTCTACTGCGAACTGCAGCTCCTGAGCTGTTCCAATAGAAGTATTTGTGCGTTCCAGATTAACCAGAACCAGATCACATTTTCTGATACGAGATAAATAGAATTGTTTTACTTGCTTATTAGAAATTGTATTACTACCATCACGGTCGAAATATCGTGTGGGATTGATTACTTTAATAGTTACATTTTTAGCTTCTGAAATATACTTGAATATATTCTCAGCTTTTGTTCGCCATTCTTTGCCGCCATCATGTTCAAATTTACATGCACCGGCGAGATATACTGTTAGTTTTTCCATATTGGTACCTCTTAAATAAGTCCAGCCTCATCATCTGCCAGGACTTTATCATAATCCTCTCTAAAGCAGATAAATCCAGCAAACTGTAAACTTGGAAGCCCTGTGTTTTTATCCCTTGTTTCTTCTTTGTATTTAATATCAATGAGCTTACCAATGAGTTCATCACGTTTTGGCCATAGGTCTTTTCTCATTTGATCTGAATATCCATAACCAACGCCAGATTTTCCATCTTTGTATTTAACAATTAATGAACCAAGTGCACCTTTATTTTTACCAGATCCTTCCTCATATCCAATAACTCGCAAGGTTGCATCGTAGAATTGTTTTACTTTAATAAGGTTCTTAGTTCGTTTGCACTCATATGGTGCATCTAAGTTCAAGCAACAGCCCTCCCAGTCGTTATCTTCTGCATACTGAAGCCATTCCCAGATTTTACTATGATCGTAACCATGGTATACTCGTGACACCACTTCAATATTATCTGTTGGGTGAAATTTAAGTTTTTCTTCCAAGTCGTCTAAATCTTTGCTTCTAATGGAGTATGGTTCTTTAGATTTGCCAGACCAAAATTCTTTAAGGGGGAACATATCGAATACAACGAATTTTAATTGAGATTTGTTACCGTTTTTGCTATTTGCAATTCCGGTACCTTTTTGAAATGCTTCAGAGTCAGATAAGCCTTCTTTATTTTTATAGAGAAGTTCGCCATCTACAAACATATTTTCGTAACCCATTGCCTGTAGATCTTTAATAATATGATCAACACCATTAATTTTCTTGTTTTGCCTGGTCCTGCACTCAGTTCCAATATATGTACACCTGAGGCCGTTGAGTTTGCGGCTAATGTAAATCAGTTCATTGCCTTTTAACTTAACTTTTTCGATTGACGTACCAAGCTGCACGTTAAATTCTTCAATCAGTCCTGGAATAGCTTTATTTACTAATTTTGAATCGGCTCCAAGCCTGTATTTCTTTGTAACCATTTGCTCGTAAAATTCGCATTCTACGTCAGACTTAGAATTGTTGCAAATGAACTTTCTAACAGTGGCAACATCAATATCTGTACCTGTATTATGATCTTTTAGATAATCAATTACATCAGAAAAGCTCTTTAGATCAAATGTAGTATAATTTTGAGCTTTCGCGATTGTCATCTTTTCCATCTTTTTTGTACTTATCCCTGTGACGATATTGCCATCCAGTAGGAATACTAAGCATTTCTTAAATAGCTCATTATCTTTGTTTTCTCTGAGAATGCGATGTTTCTCATTCAATCCAGATGTACTCTGAATCTTCCTAAATAGTTCAATTACTTCTTCCAATAATTATTAGTCCTCCAATCTTCCGATCATTTTTATATGTTCAGTGAACAGTAATGTAAACTGTCCACTATTACCTACTTCTTCAATTGAAATACAATTATTACAAAATCCAATGTCTGCAATGCAGCCAGAAATATTATTTTTATAATTATCATCCATAATAAAAACGCAACAGTCGCCAATTCTATGAATGATATTTTCATCGTCAACAAGTGTTCGATCTCTAATATACATTTAGTTAATCACCACCTGTTCCTAACGAATATGAATCATGCAAATATTTAAGATTTATATTTTCAGCACACAGTTTTGGCGAATGAACTGTATAATACTCATTAATTGTATATCTGATGGATTCGTGATTATCTTGAATATAATCCATCACACAGATTACAGGGACAAGATCGATCAATGACAGCCCTTCAAATTCAAATCCGTTTTCTTTATACTTTTTATATATTTTCTTCGTTTGTTTTAGACTTAAATATGGTTCATTAAATTGCCAATACTCATATACAATTTTTATCCAATTCTCATAATCATGTTCACAATCTTCTGTTTCTGGTTCGATCCAGATAGTAAGATTTAAATCATCAATAGATACTTTCCAATGTCTATTTTTATATTTTCTCATTATGTCTGCGATATCTTTTACAATATCCATATATAATCACCTCTTTTTCTTAATCGTGCTTAACCACGTATTTCTGGCATTATTACTTGTATTTAGGCACTTATAAAACGCCTGTGGTTCAGCACAAAGTAAACATCTTTTCTTTGCTCTCGTGAGCATTGTGTATAACATACAGTTGTCAAGTAACTTATAATGCGTGTTATCAATTACGCAAATAATTGTTTTTCTTGAAGAGCCTTGCATCTTATGAGTAGTTAATGCATATGCCATATCCAAATCGGCAAGTTCACTACCCTTATAGCGAATTGTTTTTTCCTGTTTCTCATAAATTACATAGTCATTCTCATCTAATGCCAATAAACCATTTTCTTCAATTTTGGGGCCAAATGATTGGAAAGTAACTTCGCAATATTTAACTGGTTTTCTACCACTCATATCCTCTCCTATGAATGTGATATAACCAATTTCACCGTTAAATACATTTCGATCATAATCATTCACTGTCTGTACTACTTTACAATTCAGTTTAAATTCTTTATCTCCATAAGAAATTTGCTTGGTCTCATTTTTTAATAACACATCAGCAATATCTTTATTCAATTCAAATGCACTATTCAAACACCCTTCTCTACGAGGTACTGCAATACCAACATTATCAACACCATCTGTTTCAACAGCAGAGAAGAACATTTTTAATGCAAGTTGATGAAGTGAATCTCTCGTATCTCTGAACATGTAATACATATCCTGTAATTCACCATGAACTAATTTTTTTGATGTAAGAACTTCTGTAATTGGATTTTTATTATCTCGAATGAGATTCGCATCGGTAAGAATACCTGATTTTTCTGCTTGACGCATAACTTTTGTAAGCTCGTTGATATTTTCTTTTGGTAAGCAATGGATTAGATCAGAAAATATATTTCCAAAACCAATAGGTGGCAACTGTTTATAGTCTCCACAAATGATGATTTTTGTATTATCACCTATAGCTTCTAACCATGCTAAAAAGATTTGTACATTTACCATAGAAGCCTCATCCATTAATACTACAGGAGATATAAGTTTGCAATCCTTATTATAATCAAACTTATTTGGACCATGACATCCCAATGTTCTGTGAATCGTCATTGCAGGATAGTCTGTAGCTTCTGTGATACGTTGAGCTGCCATTGCTGATAATGCACATGCTGAAATATTATGATTTGCAAGAGAATACGCACGAATAATTCCACGTAAAATTGAACTTTTACCGGTACCGGCTTTTCCTGTAACGAAGCTTATACTCTGTGTTAATATAGAACGTATAATCGCCTTTTGCTCATCTGTATAGGAAAATCCTTGCTCCTGTTCTGCTTTAGCGATTCCTGCTTCTACTTTATCGTTTTCTATAGGCACTGGTGACTGTTTATTTAATCTTTCTTGAATGATAGACAAAATCTTCATCTCAAGATTGTAATATAATTTAAGTCCAATTCTATTTTCATACTGGTGTAAGAATGAATTATTTTCAAGAACTCCATCAAATATATCTATACACTCCGGAACTGAATCTTCGACTGCAGTTTTCAAAATATCTATACTGCACCAAGTATGTCCATCATTCTCACCAATCTCTGTAAGATAATAAGAAATAAAAGCAATACATCTTTCTCTGGATTCAAGAAGTTCAGGTTTTAACTTAAGTGCCAATTTATCTACTTTCTTAAAACCAAACCCTTTCATAGAGCATAAATAGTATGGATTGTTTTCAATCTTCTGCTTTAATAGTCCAGGGTTCGGCTCATTG